GGGTCCGGCAAACAAAACCCGTTTGGACGTCGGGGGCACTTAAAACATGGGGGTGGTTACTATATTTCCCACGTGGAAAGTCGCGCTGGTGATCCTCTCGCTTGCCCGACATCCGCCTTTGCCGGGCTCTTTCTGCTTCTCAATGGCCGGGAGCCCGGCATTGCCTTACCGCGATCCGTAAGCTAACCCAGCCGCAGCACAGGGGTTAACTCATGCAGATCGCCATGATGGAAGAATATCGGCAGACGAACCATGCTCGCTTCAACGAGGCGATGCGGCGCATTGGCTGGAGCCAGAACGAGCTTGTGCGGCGGCTAGGCATCGCCGAGGGCACTGCCCGCCAGTGGGCGAGCGGGCGCAAGGACTGCCAGGACGAAGTGCTGGCGTGGCTCGACCACATTGGGGCCGCCCTCGATGCGGCGATCAAGGCCAACCCCATGCCCGAAGGCTGGTCTCGCGAGCAGCATGATGCGATGCTGGCGGCCGAGAGGGCGCTGAAGGATGCCGCGACAAAAGAGTTCCTGGAAGACTTTTGACCCTGGTGGCTTGTGTTTTCCGCCGGCCGGGACCGCAATGGGTGGGGTTAGGAGAGGATTGGGATTGACAACGGGAAGGGTTAAGCGGCTTAAAATACTACTCTTCCCATTTTTGCGCGCGACAGAATGCCGACCAGGCCCCCACAACACCGGCCCGCCGGCTGGCGGCTGACGCCGAAGCGCCCAAATCCGAGCCACGCCATCTACCACACCGCCGCATGGCAGCGGTTGAGGGCACTGGTCGTGGAGCGGGACCGCGGCATCTGCGCCGGTTGCGGAGAGCCCTATGGCTGCCGTGCCGACCATATTATTCCCCGCGAGGATGGCGGACCGGACCACCCGTCGAACCTGCGGCTTCTCTGCACAAAATGCGATGCGCTGCGGCATCGCGAAAAAGGGCTCCGGTAATGGCGGTGCGCGGCAACAAACCAAAGCCCACCGTGCTCAAAGACCTGCACGGCTCGAAAAAGCCACGGAATCCGCTTGAGCCCAAGCCGGCCGGCGATCTGGCCGCGCTCGCTCCGCCCGATTTCTTCACCGATGATCAGGTGAGCGCGTGGAATTTCGCCCTCGACCACTCCCCTCCCGGCATGTTGAAGCAGATCGACCGATCCGCGCTCACGGTTTGGGTGATCGCGAGCGATTTGCACCGGAAAGCCTGCATCGCCCAATCGCGTACCGGCCTCGTGGTGCGCTCGCCCCAAGCCGGCGTGCCGGTCCAGAGCCCATATTTGCCGGTCATCAACCGCCAGGCGGTCGTAATCCTTCGGGCCGCGGCGGAACTTGGCTTCACGCCCGCCGCACGGCCCCGGCTGAGCCTCCAGGGCGCCGCTGGCGGACGCGATCTTGGCGGGCAGGCTGATGCCATCCCGCAAACCGACACCCTCGAAGCCTACCTCGCCAGAGATCCCGGCTCGTCGGCCGTCAACTAGCGCCGATCCGGTCTCGGCCTATGCGTGGGATGTCCTGCGCGGCAAGATTGTCACCGGAAACCTCGTCAAGAAAGCCTGTGAGCGCCATTTCGGCGACATTCAGCACGGTCCGGCGCGGGGACTGGCCTGGCGCCCCGACATCGCGCGGCACCGCATCGGGTTTCACCGCTTCCTGCGCCACACGAAGGGCGAATGGGGCGGCCAGATCGTTCATTTGGAAGCGTGGCAGCAGTTTGTGGTCGGCTCCGCGTTCGGCTGGCTACGCAAGGACGGGACCAGGCGCTTCCGGGTGGTATTCGAGGAAATTGGCAGGAAAAACGGGAAGTCTTTGCAGGCGTCGGCGGTCGGACTGATCGGCCTCGTCGCGGACAACGAGCCCGGCGCCGACATTTATTCGGCCGCGACCAAGAAAGACCAGGCCCGGATCGTCTTCGACGCGGCCCGGCAGATGGTCCTGCGCTCGCCGGAGCTTCGGAAGACCGTCGGTGTGTTCCGGGCGAGTTTGGCAGTCGATAAAACGATGTCCAAATTCGAGCCGCTGTCTTCCGACGAGCGGACGATGGACGGCCTGAACCCGCACATGGTCGTCATCGACGAGCTGCACAAACACAAAAATCGCGCGGTGCTGGACGTGCTTGATACCGCGCTTGGAGCGAGGCGCCAGCCGTTGCTCTGGATTATCACGACGGCAGGCGATGACAATCCCGAAAGCGTTTACGCCCAGGAACATACTTACGCGGAGGGCGTGCTCAACGGGGTTTACGAGGACGACGCCTGGTTTTGCTACGTCGCCACGATTGACCCCGATGACCGCTGGGACGATCCGAAGGTCTGGATAAAGGCGAATCCCAATCTGGGGGTATCGTGCAAGCTGGACGATCTCAAGAGGCAGGCGCTGGCGGCAAAGCACTCGCCGCAGCGGCTGGTGGAGTTCATGCGGCTTCGCCTCAACGTCAGGCAGGCCAGCGCCAACCAGGCGGTCACGGCGGAGCTTTGGGACAGGAATTTCGTTGAGACCTACGACCCGGCGGTGATGGCAGGCAGGCGATGCTTCGGCGGCCTTGACCTCGCGAGCAAGATCGACCTGGGCGCGTTCGTGCTGGTGTTCCCGCCGCAGGAGATTGGCGACAGATGGCGGCTGACGTGCCGGTTCTGGATGCCGGCGGATACCGTCATGGAGAAGTCCGACCGGGACCGGGTGCAATACCAGCGGTGGATCAATGATGGCTGGATCGAGGCCACACCGGGCAACGTCATCGACCACTCGGAAATCCAGCGGGCGCTGCTGGAGGACGCGCGCCGGCATGAGATCGCCAGCGTGGCATACGACCCCTGGAACGCCACCCAGCTTGCCGTGGCTCTGCAGGGCGAGGGCGTGCCGATGTTCGAGTTCGTCCAGGGCCTTCGCAGCTACAACGCCCCGACCAAGGAGCTTCAGGCGATGCTGCTGTCCGAGAAGCTCGATCACGGCAACAACCCTGTGCTGCGCTGGATGGTCCTGAACATGCGAGTGCAGACCGACAAGAACGGCAACGAGATGCCGACGAAGAAGCACAGCACGGGCCGGATAGACGGCGCGACCTCCCTCATCATGGCGATAGGCCGAGCCATGCTGGATGACAGCGCCGGCCTCGACAGCTTCCTGTCGTCGCCCGTGAGCGCATGAGGTGGGAGCTCTCCGCACCATCTATCTGAAGGCGGTCACCACGATCGCCCGCGGGCTGGGGCTGTCCGATCCCCGGCTCTATCACTTCATGGGCAGTGGCATCACGCACGCCGGCGAGAATGTCACCGTCGGCACCGCGCTTACTCTGGATGCGGTTTGGGCATGCGTCCGCCTGATCGCGCAGACGATCGCGACGCTGCCGCTTCAGGTCTACCAACAGGACGACAACGGGCAGGCGGTGATAGCTCGGCAGCATCCGCTCTATGCGCTCTTGCACGACATACCGAATGCCGACATGACTGCGACGGAATTTTGGGAAGCCCTCGCCGCGTCGATTCTGCTCTGGGGCAACGGCTATGCCGCGATTGAGCGCGGAGCCGGAGGCCGGATCGTCGCCGTCACCCCGATGCGCCCCGACCGGGTGAACATCACAAGGCAGGAGGACGGCTCGCTCCGTTACGCTTACAACTACATGGGGTTTATCGCCTATCTCGAGGAAGGCGATGTAATGCACATCAAGGGATTTTCGCTTGACGGCCTGTTTGGCATGAGCCCGATCCAGCAGGGGATGCAGAGCATCGCGACTTCGCTGGCGGCGGAGCGCGCGGCGGGATCGCTGTGGCGGAATGGCATGCGGCCGGCGCACGCGCTGATAGCGCCGGCATATCTGAACGACACCCAGCGCGAGAGGTATAAGACAAAGTTCCAGGAGGAGTACGCGGGCGCCGTCAACGCGGGCAGGGTGCCGCTCATCGAAGGCGGATGGAAACTCGAACAATTGTCTTTGCCGCCTGAAGACGCGCAGTTGCTTGCGTCCAGGCAGTTCCAGGTAGAAACGATCTGCCGCTGGTTCGATGTTCCTCCAACGATGATTGGGCACATGACGCGCTCTACCGCTTGGGGATCGGGCATGGAGCAGATGATGCTGTGGTTCCTCACGTTCGCGCTTCGGCCGCATCTGAAGCGGATTGAGCAATGCATTGCCAAGTCTTTGGTCTCCGCGCAGGACAGGGCCAACGGATTTTATGCGGAGTTCAACGTCGAGGGCTTGCTGAGAGCCGACAGCGCCGGCCGTGCCGCCCTCTACGCCGTGCTGGCCGACCATGGACTGCGCACGAGGAACGAGCTTCGCGCATTGGACAACATGCCACCACTCCCCGGCGGCGACGACCTCACTGTGGCGGCGGGCATGGTGCCGATCCAGGAAGCCGCCGACATAGCCAAGACTTCCGCAGTGGCGCAGGTGGCGTTGCCGACAGCAAAGGTGCCTCCGCCGAAAGACTCGACTGCGGTCGCCGAACGCGCGCCGCTGGAAAATCAGTGACAGGAGAGACGCGATGGATGGTTCATTCACCGCACCGTGCGAGTTCAAGTTCACGGCAAGCGCCGCGCTTGGCGAGTTTGAAGGCTATGCCAGCGTCTTCGACCACCAGGACTGGCATGGCGATATCATGTTGAAGGGTGCCTTCTCGGATACGCTGGAAGAGCACGCGCGCAACGGCACGATGCCGGCGATGTTTGTCGAGCACTCGGCCTGGAAAGGGGGCGACCCTTTGCCCATTGGGGTATGGACCGAGATCGCCGAGGACGACAACGGCCTGCGGGTGAAGGGCAAGCTCTCCGGCCTCGACACCGATCCGATCAAGCGCATCCACGGGCTGATGAAGGACGGCGGCCTGCGCGGTTTGTCTGTCGCGTTCGCGGTCCGCAAGGGCGGCTCTTTCATGGGGAAGAAGGCCGGCGAGCCGAAGCGGACGCTCAAAGCCGTTGACCTGTTCTCGGTTGACCCGGTGCGCGACCCCAGCAACGCCCTGGCGCGCATCGACGGCCTGAAGTCCACCGCTCCACCACCGAACGTCGAAGGAGCCACAAATTCCGTAGCCGCCGCCCTGCTCGTGCATCGCAACTCGATGTCCGGCTCGGGCGGCCCGACCGCAGACCAGCGGGCGGCGCTGCTCAATCATTTGCAGGACGCGCATCAACATCTGACCGGCAAGCGTCTGCCGGACAGCATGAAGTCGCTGCCTGCTACCCTGCGCGCGTTTGAAAGCTGGATTCGGGACGAGTTCGGCGTCAGTCACGCGATGGCCCGCCAGATCGCCGAAGGCGGGTTCAAAACTGCTCAGGAGCCTCGGGATGAGGCGGAGGAGCGCCAGGCGGACCCGGCGGCATCGGAGGCGATCGGCGAGATCGCCAAGGCGCTGCGCGGCTTTTCCCTCTCATCATCCTGAACTGGAAACACCATGGCTGACGATCCAAACCCGGAAGTGGAACTGAAGGCGCTTGCCACCGATCTCAAGAAGGCCACCGACGAGGTGAAGACCTTCGCCGAGAAGGTCACCGTGGAAATGAAGAACCTCGGCAACGCCACCACCGAGACCAAAGCCAGCGCCGACAAGGCGCTGAAGGACATGAACGAACTCGCGGCCCGCGTTGGCGATGTCGAGCAGAAGGTCGCCCGGCGCGGGGGCACCGGCGGCCAGCCGGACCTGAAGTCGCTGGGACAGCGCGTCTGCGATGACCCGGAAATCAAGAAGCTGATGGAAACCAAAAACGGCCAGGCCCGCATCACCATCGACCTCAAAGACATCACGTCGGCAGCGGCGAGCGTCGGGCCGGGCGTGTCGCCAACGTCCTCCCTGGTGGTCGCCGACCGCCAGCCGATCGTGCCTATCCCGCTGCGCCAACTCGTCGTGCGGGATCTGATCACGCCAGGCACAACGGCCAGCAACAACATAGAGTATCCGG